TTCATTACAGGTTGCTATTGCTCAAACAGAGTCGGCTTACACCGCAATGGCTGAAAACATAATTAAGTCTATTGATTCTATTAATTATGATGAGGCATTAGGAAGGCTTAATCTTTCTAGCTCCTTTAGCAAAGTCATTAAATCAGTTGATGATGATTTCACCAAGACGGCCTTAAAAGTTTTAGGAATCAAGGTTGATTTAACAGAAGATCAAAAGAAAGTAATAGCTGATGAGTTTTCAGAAAATTTAAAGCTGCACATAAAAGATTTTGCAGATGATCAAGTTTTAACACTAAGAAAAGATGTTGAAGATGCAGTATTTGCAGGTATAAGAGCAGAGGAGTTACAAAAAACAATCATTGATAGATTCGGAGTTAGCGAATCAAAAGCAAAGTTTTTAGCTAAACAAGAAATAAGTTTGTTGACTTCTAAATACAAACAAGCTAAATATGAAGATGTAGGAGTGCGTAAATACAAATGGTCAATATCCAATGTTAGGACTAGACCAGATCATAAAGCTTTAAATGGCAAAGTTTTTAGCTTTGATGATCCACCTATTACAAATCAAGACACAGGGGCTAGAAATAACCCAGGTGAGGATTACGGCTGTAATTGTGTTGCTATACCTATTATTGAGGTATGATTTTTTCTATTTCGATATAGACCTCTATTATACAGATTAATATTATTACTAATAATATGGTATTAAAGTTCATATTTAAATTAGTAGGGTTACTAGGACAAAACCTATATTAATTAAGAAATTATTAATGTCAACAACAATGTCAAAACTTTTTACATTTATTTAGATGATTAAAAACGGACTAGATAACCCAAGATTAAAAGCAGAAACATTCAAGGCAAGATTTCTTGAAGCGGCAGTTGTTGAGTATAACGATGAAAGGGTATTAATAAAGCCCGAAAACTTATTAAAGATGGCTCTTAAATTTAAGGGTGCAAAGGTGATTGTAGATCATAAAGATGTTACGGCAGAGAATGCTAACGAAATAGTAGGATATATAAATAATATCTGGATAGGTGATGATGGCTGGGCTTGGTGTGATTTTACTGTAAATGATGCAGAAGCAATAGATTTGATTAACAGGGGTTATTCTGTTAGTTGTTGTTATGTAGCAGTAACTAGCGGAGACGGAGGCACTAAAAACGCAGTACCTTACGACCGTGAAGTAGTAGACATAGAAGAGAACGATGAAGTTACTCACTTGGCTATTGTGGAAAATCCTCGTTATGAGGATGCAATTATTTTAAAAAACTCAATTAAAAATAAAGTTATGAACATATTTAAATTTACCTCTAAAAAAGAAAAAAAAGAAAACTCAGTTAAAGAACTGGACTTAGAAACAGCAGCTTTCGAAATTGACGGCTCAGAAGTTCCAGTATCTGAACTAATGACAGCTTATAAAAATTCTAAAGAAGAGGAAAAAGAAAACGAATGTGAAGAGAAAGCTAAAATCAATGCTGATGATGAATTAGAAGTTGACGGCAAAATGGTTAAGGTTTCTGAAATGGTTAAAGCTTATAAATCTTCAAAAAAGAATGAAGAAGACGAAGCTAAGAAAAACGCCGAAGATGAAGAAGAAAAAAAGAAAGAAAAAGAAAACGCTGAAGAAGAAGAAAAGAAAAAAGACGAGGAGAAAAAGAAAGAAGCCAAAAAGAACTCTGTTGATGCTGAAGAAATAACTAAGGCAAAAGCAAAGTACGAAAACGGCGAGTCTATTAAAGAAGTAGAAGTTGTCTTAAATGATGATCGTTTCGCTTTAGGTAGAGCTATTTACGGCACTCCTCAAACAGTTACTAAATAATATTAACATAATCATAAAAGAAAATGACACAATTATCCAACCAATTTGATCAAACTAATGAGAAAGGCGCATTAGATTTAGCGATTAATCAGAATTTGTTTGATTGCCGTATCGATCCAGCTTCTGTTGCTACAATAACAGCAGGCGCGCCACTTAAAATCGTTGATGTAGCAGGTGAAAGAATCGTTGTTGATTTAGCTACTTTGGCAGCTGATGACATCTTCGGATTTATGCCACTTGAAATCAAGAAAACTGATTTTGTTGCTGGTGATCTAATTAGATGTGCAATCAACTTGTCAGTAGTAGTGATGGAAGCTTCCGCTGCTATTGCAAGAGGTGCTGATCTTGAAATTGTACCAACTGGCGTAAAAGTAGTTACTAACGCTGGCGGAACTTCAATTGGTAGAGCTTTAGATAAAGCAACTGCTGACGGTGATTTAATCAGAGTTCTAATCAAAACTTCTTAATTTATTAATTTAATATAAAATATCATGGATACTAATAAAATTCAAAATATGATGGCTGTTACCGCTAATGGTAACCATAATGGCATTATATCATCTGTGAGCAATGGCGTAAAATCAAAAGTTTTACAAAATGCTGCTCCAAGTGGCTACGAGGCTCAGATCTCTACTTTAACACAAATCAAGACTAAGATAATTGATCAAAAGTTTTATGACAAAACTCAATTAAACCCAGCGGACTTTGTGCCAATTAAAGTTGGCGAAGGTGCTTATACAGAAGATTCTTTATACTATAAAAACTTCTCAATCTCCTCTTCTTTTGGTTCTGGTATTATTGGACAAGGAACAGGGACTAGAAAAGGTAAATCAGAGGCTGTATATGATAAAGTAAGACTTGAAAACTTCTTCTGGGCTAAAGAACTTGAATATTCATTAATTCAAGTAAATCAAGCTTCCCAAAACATGGGCAGTGCGATTAATCTAATTGCTCAAAAAGAAAAAGCTCAAAAAACTAACTGGGATTTAGGTATTCAAAAAACTGCTTTCTTAGGTCAAGATGATATTGCTGAGATTGACGGAGTTCTAACTCTTGATAATCAAGGCGTAAATATTAATACAACTGATCTTACTAAGCCTATTTCTGCAATGACTTCAAGCGAAATTAATACTTTCGTTGGTGTTTTGATTAAGATTTACAGAGCTAACTGTTCTAACACAGCTTGGCCAGATACTTTCTTAATCCCAGAAGCTGATCATTTAGGACTAGCGAGCTTTGTTTCTGATGTTCAAACTCAAAGAAGTAAATTAGACTTCTTAGAGCAAGCATTTAAACAACAAACTCAAAATCCTAACTTCAAAATTGGAAGAGCTGTTTATTGTAATAAAGACAGAAATGCTTTAGGTGTTAATAGATACGCTCTATATAACAACCAAAGCGATACTTTAGAAATGAACATCCCTATTGATTATACTTCAACATCTTTCGCAACTGGAAACGGTTTTGATTTTGCAAGTGTAGCTTATGGTCAATTCTCAGGTGTTATTGCTTTAAGACCTGCTGAAATTCTTTATTTCGATCACGCAGTAACAATTTAATAAATAGATTATGAAACTTATAAATAATTCAAAAACTAAATTTATTACTTCTAAGGGTGAATTTAAAGTCGGTAGAGTTATGGAATTTAGCGAAGAAGAGGCGAAAGTTCTTCTTCGTAAAAAACCAGATGGCTCTCCTATTTATGCAGGGATTAGTACTCAAGATTCTTTACTAGACGATGCCACTAAAACTGTTGAAAAAGCAGAGGCTAAAACTAAGGAAGATAAAGAAGTTAAATCTAAAACTAAAAAGTAATGACTTGCGATAATCCAGTTATCCAAGCACTCACGCCAGAAGATTTTAAAAATCAATTCTGGCGTGATTTTACCTTTGTTGACACATGGCTTGTTGGTTCTACCTATAATACAGGTGACCAAGTTTTTTACGATGTCAACAAGAGGTTTTACCAATGCTTAAATGATGGGGTTATAGGAAACCTCCCAACCAATATAAATGATTGGAAAGAGATTAGTAATGTAGGCTTAGTTAGTGATTTAGATATTACTAATGCTTACGCAGAGGCATGTATTACTTTTAATGATGCTTTGTTTGATGATAATGCTGATATTATACTAGGCTACTTGTATCTAGCAGCTCATTATCTAGTAAATGATTTAAATGCGGGCGGTCAAAGTGGTACGCAAGCAGGGCTGGTAAATTCAAGAAGTGTTGGCAATGTATCTGAAAGCTATTCTATACCACAATGGCAATTAGACGATCCGATATTAGGATTTTACGCAGGGTCAAGTTATGGTAGAAAATACCTTAATATGATTTTGCCAAGATTAACAGGTAATATTACAACCGTAAAAGGTTGTACAACGCCGTAATGCCAAGTGATGTAAAAGTAACATCTAACCTAAAAGGATTAGATCAGTTACAAGAGAACTTAAAAACAAACTTAGTTGCAAAACTAGGGATATTTGCAAGTGATAATGCAAGAAGTGATGGAGGAAAAACAAACGCAGAAATTGGCGCAGAGCATGAATTCGGCGTAATTAGCGAAGGAAAACCAAGAAGGTCTTTTTTAAAAGATCCTATTGAGATAAAAAGAAAAGAATTATTAGCAACTGCCAACAAGGTTATTAAGGCTAATATAGATAAAGAAGGTGGGGCAGAAAAGATATTTGAGTTAATTGGTATTGCTGGTGAGGCTATTGTTCAAGAAGCTTTTGAAAGTGGTGGATTTGGAACATGGCAACCATTAGCGCAAAGTACAATTGATGCAAAAGGAAGCGAACAAATTTTGATTGATACTTCACAATTAAGGAGGTCAGTAATTAGTAAAGTAGAAAAAGGGGATTAAATGACAAATTTATTAAAAGACGCATTAAAAGATAAATTAAAAGAAGAGTTGCCAAAAAATGAGGAGTTTTGGAACTTTATAGTTGAATACCTAGAGCTAGCAGGAGATGAAGGTATAAAAATTGGAAGCGGAAAAGGTAAAGCTTACAGAATAACTTTAAATAAAGAAGATTATTAATGCCAATACCTAAAATACAAACTGCTTTTAATTGCTGGGAAAGTCCAATAACAATGATTAAAGTTACTCAATCAATAGTTGATTATGTAACCGTAGAAAGTAAAGAAAATATAAGTTTTCAAGGTGTTGTACAGCCATTGACGGCAGAAGCTTTACAAATAAAACCCTTAGAAATGAGGAGCTGGGAATGGTTAATGATACATACAAGAGTAAGTGTAGAAATACAAACAAATGACTTAATTGAGTACGAAGGTAAACAATATAAGGTCATGTTTGAAAAGGATTACAGCTTAAATAACTACTATGAATATCATTTAGTTAAGAATTATGAATAGAGAGCCAATAAAAATAATAGGTGATATTCTAAAAGATTGCATGAATTTAACGGATGATCAAATCTGGATTTATAACCAAGATTTTAAGATTCCAGAAACAAGCGGTTTATTTGTAGTTTTAGATTATGGAACAGAAGAGGATTACTCAAATACTAATGAGTTTATCCCAGCTCCAACGGGAACAGATGGGGCGCAACAGAATATATCTGTTTTGACAAGAGAAAACTATATAGTAAATCTTATGTCAAAGAATGATGAGGCAAGATTAAGAAGGCATGAAGTATCAATGTCTCTTAATTCTGATTTTTCACAAGATCAGCAAGGGCTTTACCAGTTCCAGATTGCAAGAGTAAAAAACAACTCTAACAATTTATCTTCCTTGGAAGGTGCGGGAATGTTAAATAGATTTGCTACTAATGTTACTTTAACGGCTCATTATAGTAAAACCACCAATACGGTTTATTATGATAATTTTACTAACCAAATTAATATAGAATAATATGTCAATAGATATTGTAAATTTTATTAATATTTCAGTAACTAACACGCCAGCAGGCTTGCCAGATGCTAATGTTAATAGTCTAGGATTATTTACTACCGAAACACCAAATAATGTAGATGAGTTCAGAATTTATGTAACACCAGAAGCAGTTGCAGAAGATTATGGCACTAATTCAGTAACGGCGGCAATGGCGAATAATATTTTTGCTCAAAGCCCTAACATACTAAGTGGCGAGGGTAGACTTGTTATTATACCTCTAGTAAACTCAATTAGTGCTATTGCTGGAACTTTTACGGGTACAGATATAACAGCTAATCTAGCGGCTTTACAAGCGGTTGCAGATGGTGACATTAGAGTTGTTCTAAACGGAAATAATATTGATTTAACTGATTTAGATTTTACTAATGCGTCTAGCTTTGCTGATATTGCACAAATATTACAAAGTAAATTAACTGATGTCGTGGTAACTAGCAAAGCAACAGGATTTGATCTTGATTCCAAAAAGGTTGGTACAGCCTCAACAATAGATTTGGTTCAACTTCCAGCTGGTTCTGGTACAGATTTAAGTGTTGCAGGCTTATTCAATGTTGCAGCAGGAACGCCAATAGCAGGCAATAATGCACAAGGCGAAAGTTTAGTTGATGCAATTGTAAGAACGGAGGAACAAGTAAGCTATACAGGTGTTATTACAGATTTAGAAATGGAAGATGCAGTAATTACTTTGACTGCCTCAGCTATTCAATCAAGAGATATGATGTTTGTGCATCAATTCACTAGTACGGAAGATTTAGAGCCTACAACTGGTATTTGTTCAATCGTTAAAGATTCAACACAAACTAAGACTAGATGCTTGTACTATTCTGACCCTTCAACTGCTAATTTAGTTAAGGCTTCATACGCAGGGCGTGGGTTTAGTGTTAATTTCGCAGGGTCGAATACTACAATGACAATGAACTTAAAGGCTCTTGCTAATGTAGTTCCTGATGAGTCAATTACTCAAACAATATTTGAAAAAGCAAAGACAGCAGGCGCAGATTTATACGGTGATGTTCAAAGCTTACCTATTGTTGTTTCAAATGGTGCAAATCAATACTTTGATAGTGTTTATAATGCTATCTGGTTTAAATTAGCTCTTGAAGTCGCAGGCTTTAATTACCTAAAACAAACTAACACTAAAATTCCTCAAACAGAAACAGGAATGGACGGCTTAAAAGGTGCTTATGCTAAAGTTTGCGATAGGGCAATCACAAATGAAATGTTTGGAGCTGGCAACGAATGGAACGGGTCTACTTTTGGCAATCCAGAAGACTTTAAGCGTAACATTATTGACAAAGGGTATTACATATATAGCCAGCCAATAGCTCAGCAATCACAAGTTGATAGAGATGCAAGAAAAGCTCCATTAATACAAATTGCAGGTAAAGAAAGCGGAGCGATCCACTCTTCAACTGTAAGTGCTATTATCGAAAGATAAATATTAACATTAAATTAAATAAATTATGGCTACTCAAAGTTTAACAGGTAATGATACAATATCTATTGATGGTATACCATTAATAGATTTAGGGGATGGAGATGTTGGGTCTTTAACTTATCCTAATGAATTAGTTGGTGTTAAGACTGGTAAAAACGGCAATTCTATTTTTGCATTAAATGAAACAGGCGATCAAGCTGACTTAGTTCTAAGAGTTCTAAGGGGTTCTAAAGACGATAAGACTTTAAACTCTAGGTTAATTTCCATGAAGGCGGATTTCTCTGGATTTGTAACTATTACTGGCCAAGTAATTAAAAAAGTTGGTGATGGCTTAGGAAATGTAACCAACGACATTTATGATTTATCTGGTGGCGTTTTCTCAAAAAGAGTTGAGACAGTTTCTAATGTGGAAGGCAACACAGACCAATCATTAGCTATTTACAACATTAAATTTACTAACTCACCTAGAAGCTTATAATGGAATTTAAAACAGAAAGTGGCGCAGAAGTAATTATTAACATGGCTGATTTTATAGAGTCCTCAAGACTGCGTGTTGCGGTTCTTGGGGCTATAAAAGATAGCGGAGTTGAAATATCAAAAATTGATATTGATAAATTACTATCAGGTGTAAAAGACGACATGGGAAAAGCTGTTAAAAGTGGGGCTTTAGATTCGTTGATCGACATGGTTATTTCGTTAGATGTTAGCGAAAAAGTTAATGGTGAAATATTTAACTGTTTAAAGAGATCAACTTATAACGGCGAGAAAATAACTAAATCAACTTTTAACTCAGAGGATGCAAGAGGTGATTATTACCATATAGTAATTGCTTGCTTAAAAGTGAACCTTGCCCCTTTTTTCAAAACCCTCTTTTCAAAATTGAGCGGACTCCGATTGATGAAAAGCCAAGAGAGCCAAAAATAAAAATTAATGCTGATGAGGCAGAAGTTATTTTATTAAGGTTAGCAAAGGCAGGCTACGGAGGGGGCAATCCAGAAGTTATAAATAAAATGGATATTTCTTGGGTTCTAAAGATGATGGAATATGAAGGCTTTTGTAGTGAATATGAAGAAGAATATCATAATTTAAATAAAAATGGCTAGCATAGGTGAATTATTTATACAATTAGGCGTAAAAGCAGACACTCAACAGATCAATAAAGTTGATGCTGGCATTAAGTCATTAAGAGGTAATCTTTTATTAGTATCCGCTGCTTTTACTGGTGCAGTAGTTGGCTTAGATAGGTTTATTAATAGTGCCTTAAAAGGCGTTGTTTCTTTGCAAAATCTTAATGCACAAACAGGCTTATCAATCCAAAAACTTCAACAATTCCAACAAGCAGGGCAATTATCTAATCTTGCATTGAGTGCTGATCAAATAGCCCAGTCAATAGGAAATGTTCAGAAGAATATAGCAGCAATAAGAATTGGACAGGGTGACATTTCACCATTCCAGTTATTAGGCGTTGATGTTGCTGGTCAAGATGCTTTTGGAGTAATAGAACAATTAAGGGGAGCTATTCAGGGTTTAGACCCTGCAACTGCTACTAATCTAATTAGTCAAATAGGTTTATCGCCAGACTTCATTAACTTACTTAGGTTAAGCAGGAAAGAGTTTGAATTATTAAGTGAGAATACTTTTTTAAACCCAAGACAAAGGGCGGATATTGATAAAGTAGGAACATCAATTAAAGCCCTACAATTAAGATTTAAAGCCTTAAAAGATCAAGCAGTCGCAAAGATTGCGCCAGAATTAAATAAATTAGTTCAACAATTCTTTAAATGGATAAAGGATAACGGCAAAGCAATTATTGACACCATAGCAGGAATGGCAAGGGGATTTGCTAAATTTTCTCAAGCAATAGGAAATGCCTTTAGTTTAGCTACTAGATTTATTGATAGCTTGGTTGGCATGGAAAACGGCATTAAGATATTAGCAACTGCTTTTACATTCTTGACATTGAGCTTTTCTCCATTTCTAGCAGGATTGGCGGCGATTATTCTTTTACTAGATGATATTGCAGTCTTTAGGGCTGGTGGTGATAGTATAATTGGTGAGCTTGTAAAAGCATTTGAAGATTTACCTAATCTGGCGGATGTATTCGCTGGGGATGCTGATATTGTTGGCATCATGGATGGTATAACTAATGCAATGATTTTAATGACAACGGCGGCAATTGCTTTAGCAAATCCATTGGTTGCTATAGTTGGGGCTTTAACTTTTCTTTCAAAAGCACCACAGTTTGGTAGATTTATTGCAGAAAAAATTGATAAAACAGAAAGTGGTCAAGGCATAGGAAATTTTCTATTAAGAAGCAAAGAATTCTTGGGTGAACTTCTGGGAGCTAATAGAAAAGCTCTTAGCACAGGTTTTAGGAAACCAGAGTTTAGTAGTAGTGGAATTGTCAACAATAATAATATCAATATTACTGGATTAAGCCCTCAAGAGACAGGTCAAGAGGTGCAAAGGTCGCTAAGGATAATTAATCAGGAGTCTTTAAATAGAGTGCAAGCATCACAAGGTAATGGCATTAAATAGCGGATATTAATTCATCTAAATCAGATTCTTTTAGACATTTAAGGGATAAACCATTATTATTCTTTATTAAGCAGAATTGGTCGCTAAATTTACATATAGCACCAGTTGACGATTGGAAACAATTTGTGTAACCTTCACTACCCATCTGTATAAGTATTTGCATTTGTTTAGGTGTATATCGATCTTGTGAAATTAATTCATCTAGTTTAGCCAGCTTTTCATCAAAAGATGTTCTGGCATTATAAGGAATAGGCTTTGCAAAAGAACTATTGCAATAAAACGCAAAAAATAATAAAGTTATAAGTATTTTTTTCATGTTAAGTTTATTTTATTTAAATAATATTCACAGATTCGCAAAGCTTTATAATCTT